AAAATCGCTTGGGATGATATCCGAAGGCGTGAACGCATGGCTCAAGCTTGTTACTGCCAATAAAAGGATTCATCATCATTGCTCAGTAAATACAAATACATTTAGAGCTAGTCATCGTAATCCGAATCTCGCACAAGTCCCTGCTGGACTAGAGTTTCGAGCATTATTTACAGCCTCCCCGGGATTAGTAATGGTTGGGGCTGATTTAGCAGGAATTGAGTTAAGGATATTAGCTCATTACTTAGCTAGGTATGACGGAGGTAGATATGCAGACATACTACTCAACGATGATATTCACCAAGTTAATGCTGATAAGATCGGCATTTCTAGGCGACAAGTCAAGACAGTATCATATGCCTTTCTTTATGGAGCTGGAAATCTCAAGCTAGGTTTGTCCTATGACAACACCTTAAATGAGCAGCAAGCTAAGAAAAAAGGCAAGGAAATTAGAACAGCTTACGTTGCTGCAATTGATGGATTAGCTGAGTTACTAGACGCAGTTAAAGAGAAGGGTAAAACAGGTTGGCTTAAAGCTATTGATGGACGGAGAGTCCTAGTAGATAGCCCACACAAAGCCCTGAACTACCTCCTTCAATGTTCGGCAGGAGTTGTCGCGAAGCGTTGGATGGTTATTGCTAACGATTTATTTACTAAAAACGAAATACACACTCATCAATTAGCTTTCGTTCATGACGAACTGCAATTTGAATGTGAACCTAAGAGCATTATTGCTACGAGGTACGGACTACAAACATCAGCAATTTTAGCTGGAGAATATTACAACTTAAGATGCCCTATTTCAGCAGATGCAAAGCATGGAAATTCATGGGCAGAAGTACATTAATTTATGACAAAACAAGATAGAAATGGTGATGCATGGGAATATTTAGTCCTATACAAAGCCAGTAGAAAAGATTGCGAAGTAACTAGGAATGCGTACAAAGTAGGACCTTATGATTTAGTACTACATGTAAATGGAAACTCTTATAAGTGTGATGTTAAAGCAGACACTAACAGATATAAAGATTCTTATTATTCAAACCCTACATTAAGCAAACTTCCAGAAGATGTTTACATGATTTGTGTAAACCCAGTAACTGAACAAGTTAGATGGCATTCAAAGAAAGTTCCAATCGGTTTGGAGACTTTTTGGGAATGAAGTTACTAATTGACTGTGATTACATAGTATATAAATGCTGTGCTAGTGCAGAGACGGAACTAGATTTTGGTGATGACGTTATAGTTGTTACTTCAAATTTTTCTGACGCTATGAGATGTGTAAAAAGAGATTTAGATAAAATTAAACAAGAATTTGGTAATTTTTCTGAAATTCTTCTCTTTTTTACAAGCCCTAATAATTTTAGGAAAAAAATTTTGCCGGAATATAAAGGTCATCGACAGAGGAAAAAGCCCTGTGGATTTAAACGCGTCATAGAGGAATTAAAGCAAAATTATAAAGTTATTATCAAAGATACTTTAGAAGCAGACGATACCATGGGTATGTATGCAACAAAGTATCCCGGGAACATTATTGTCTCTCCTGATAAGGATATGCGACAGATCCCCGGAGATTTATATGACTTTAAAGAAAAGGTTTACATCACACCAGAAGAGGGTGCTAGATGGCATCTTATACAGACATTAGCCGGAGATAATACTGACGGTTACGCCGGTGTCCCGGGGATAGGTATCAAGAAAGCTCAAAAGATATTTGAAGAGAAAGGATACACATGGAAAGCAGTCGTTGAGACCTTTGAAGAAAAGGATATGACTGAGGAAGACGCATTAACTAATGCAAGACTCGCACGAATACTTACGACTACCGACTATGACTACGAAAAAAAAGAACCAATACTCTGGACCCCCGAAGCCGAGTATAGAGTTAACTCTGGAACAGAAGCTGAAGCTCAGACAGATGGAGCTTCTATTAAATAAACCTGAAGCAAAAAAAGAGGACATTATTATTGTCCTCCTTGCATTACAAAAGCAAGCATTTGTTTTAGGAAATTGTATACAAACACTATTAAATAAATGGCCGACTCCACCACCTACGGACCCGACTACTACAGAAGAGGACCAGTTGATACTTGGGATTTTATTCGACAACAAGGATTGAACTTCCATCTAGGAAATGTAATCAAATATGTATGTAGAGCAGGATATAAAGATAACGATATAGAAGATTTAAAAAAAGCCATCCACTATTTAGAAAATGAAATCAACGCGAGAGAAAGAAGCAGACCTAGCGATGGAAAGGTTTCCAACTCGAGAAACAATAGTCCCACCATGTAGAACAGACTTTCAAAAACTATCTGAAGAGGGAGTCCTAGTAATGGACAACCTCTTACCAGAGGAACACTGCGATAAGTTAGAAGAAATCCTTTTACATAACGGGTTCCCTTGGTGTTACTCAGATGGAAAGGTACATGCTAAGGATAAAGATCATTACTTCGTACACATAGCTAAACGTGCACCAGTTGTAAGTATAGATAGAAAACATATTGACCCAGAAGTAGAGACAGAGTATTGGCCGTACATCTACAACTTCTACGATCAGTTAGCTATTCATTGTGTTGCAAGAATGCAATTCAATTTAAGTCTGCCAACCACAGTTATTAAACCAGACTGCTGGCATACTGACTTCACTTATTCTCTAGCTGAAGAGAATATGATGACAGCTATTTATTACATAACAGATTCAGATGGACCAACCATGTTAAATCAGATTGGTGCTGTTGAATGTAAAAGAAATAGAGCTGTTGTCTTCAAGACAGGTCTACTACATGCTGGATGTACTCATACCACAGACAAACCAAGACTTGTACTTAACCTAAACTACTACCCGACTGCGTTACTTCCACAGTACAAAGACGTGGCAAGAAAAGATAAAAACACAACAAGAATAGACATAGCATAATGACAAATACAATTGCCCGTACAGGCAGAGTCCAACAGTGGTTGGACAACCCCACCTCACGTCTACCCGTATCATGCACGATCTTCGTAGTCGAAGACTCAATGGAGGGACCCAATGGAATCGAAGCAAGCTGGAGATTTGTATCGCATGCTCTTAGATATGGAGCAGGAGTCGCAGTCCACCTGTCGAAACTTAGACCAGCAGGAACAACAACTAATAAAGGACCTGATACTCTCGTTGCATCAGGACCAGTCTCATTCGGAAAATTTTACTCATCATTAAATGAAATACTTAGGAGGGGGGGCACATATAGAAATGGCGCGTGTGTCCTTCATATTGATATTAATCACGCCGATATTCTTGAGTTCGTGCAAGTCTCCCGACAAGAACTCCCATGGGTTAAGCGATGTGTGGACCTCACCCCCGAACTCTGGGCTGATTCAGACGCTAGAACAAAGGAAGCAATACTTAGAGGCATTGCAAGAGGGGACATTTGGCTCAACAAAATAAAACATGACAATGAAGGAAACAGAATCTACAGCAACGTCTGTCTTGAGGTGTACTTGCCCTCACGAGGAACGTGCTTGTTACAGCATGCCAATCTCGGTGCCAATTCAGTCCGCGACTTACGCAAGACTTTCCGTGATGGTATGTCCGAGCTGTGCGATCTTCATGGCAGAACAGGTATTGGAGGGTCTGGAGAATACCTTCCCTCGGATGTCGATAGGCAAGTCGGGTTCGGAATGCTTGGTCTTGCCAACTTCCTCAGACAAAACGACATTACATATAGACAATTTGGACTCGAACTAGAGAAAGTAAATACTAATCAAACGTTTGAATATAGTCCAGCCGGCTATGCAGCGAGAGAATTATCACTCGCAATTCAGGATGCTGCTGACATAGCCAGAGAAAATAATATGGTGAGAGCATTTGCTATAGCACCTACAGCATCATGCTCATATAGGAGCAAAGACCTTGAAGGATATACTTCAACTCCTGAGATTGCACCACCAATAGGTAGAACTGTTGACCGTGACTCAGGTGAGTTTGGAGTAACACGATATGACTACGGAAACGTAGAGATAGCCAGCGAAGTAGGCTGGGAAGATTACAAAAGAGTAGCTGATAACATCATGATATTACTCGACAAAACTGGATTGCTTCATGGCTATAGCTTCAACTCTTGGAGTGATATGGTGACTTACGATGAAGCATTTATAGCAGACTGGCTTAACAGTCCACAAACAAGTCTCTATTATTCTCTTCAAGTCATGTCGGATGTCCAAGATAAATCGGATGCCTACGCAGCTATAGATCAAGGTGAAGTCGATGCCTATCTAGCAGGGATATTAGGGACAGAAACTAATTGCGACTGTGCACAATGAATCCCTACGAAAAATTATTATCAAGAAAAAGAACTTGGACACCGGTCCAAACAACCAAAGGAAAATTTAAAGATGGAGCAGAAGAAACCATCTACCGTGCTCTTGCAATACGCCACATGGAATTACCAGTTGGCGACTTCATATCAGATGCTCTCTCTGAGATTCCTGAAAACTCTAGAGAACTTCTGGAGTCGAATGTAAAAGATGAGATCAAGCATGACTTAGCTCTTGGATATATCACCCATGCTCATGGCGTAGATGACCAAGCTGAAGCTGAAGCAATACGTCTGAGAGATGCATGGATGGCTCACCCAGATCACACAATTACCAAAGCATTAGTTATTGAGAGAGCAATCTTTTTTGTTCTCTTACCTATGTTTAGGTTCAATGGTGACTCTGGATTGATGACCGTATCAGCAGATATCTCCCGGGACGAGCAAGTCCACGTAGCAACTAACAGTTTGGTGTGTGCAGAGATGGGATTAACTCCTAGTCCTTCACTCGACAAGCTGAGAAAAGCAACAATTAACTGGGTAATGCAACCCCTTCAGTACGAAGCAAGCGATAAATATTTGAGCAAAAAATTTTGGCTCGATGCGAGTGATCGTTTGATGTACGAAGGTAAAGCACCACAATTATCTGACACTAGAGCTGGAAGAATGCCAGCATTTTTTGAACATGACAACAGAAATCTCCCTCAATACGCTTAAGCTTCACAACGAAAGGCTGGACAAGCTGATAGATACACTTGAGGAAAATTTTGGTTGGAAACCTATCCATCCGAAGGAAGACATAAACACAATTATGTACCGCGCTGGTCAATCCAGTGTCATTGAATATATAAGATCCATTATGGAGGACGAAATCTAATGTGTATATTTGGTAGTACAAAATCACCAGCACCACCAGCACCACTACCCCCTGCACCTACACCACCGGCACCACCAGCCATGCCTGAACCATTACCTAAAGCTGTGACTAAACCAGTCAACCCAGCAGTTAGACAAGCTAAGTCTAGACTAGGTTCTAAGAAAGGTAAGAAAGGTAGTACAGGAGACTTAAGAATTAAGAAAGACCAAGCGGCTACAGGATTATCTGGGTCACTAAATACTGGTAATACAAGTACAGGACTACAGTAATGACAGCTCGTGAAAGATACAACAAGCTATCAACCAATCGTCAACAGTTCCTAGACAAAGCGGTTGATTGCTCAGAACTCACGTTGCCTTATTTAATAGATGAAGACTCATCATCTAAAGCAACCCATAAAACCTTACGGGTACCTTGGCAATCAGTAGGTGCTAAGTGTGTGGTAACTCTTGCAGCAAAATTAATGCTTGCAATACTGCCTCCACAAACAACCTTCTTTAAGCTACAGGTAAGAGATGACAAGTTAGGAAAAGAATTAGACCCCAATGTAAGAAGTGAATTAGATCTCTCGTTCTCAAAGATGGAGAGAATGATCATGGATTATATAGCTGCTAGTAATGATCGAGTTGCAATACACCAATCTCTTAAACATTTAATTGTTGGTGGTAATGCTTTGATATTTATGGGCAAAGATGGTTTAAAAACTTTCCCTTTAACTAGATATGTTATTAACCGAGATGGTAACGGAAACGTTTTAGAGATAGTAACTAAGGAACTAATAAGTCGCGATGTGTTAGATATTGAGCTACCTATCATCCAACCCAATTCGGTTGTTGACGAATCAAATGGCTCTAATGATGATGTAACTGTGTACACCCATGTGCAATTAGATAAAGCTAATGGCAGATGGACTTGGCATCAGGAAGCATTCGATAAAATAATTCCAGATACAAGAAGTACGGCACCTAAGAAAGCCAGTCCCTGGCTGCCTTTACGGTTCAATACGGTTGATGGAGAAGACTATGGTCGTGGAAGAGTAGAAGAATTTTTAGGAGATCTTAAATCACTTGATGGTTTAAGCCAATCACTCATCGAAGGAGCAGCCGCTGCCTCGAAGGTTGTCTTTTTGGTCAGCCCTTCTTCAACTACTAAGCCAGCCACCATTGCAAAGGCTGGGAACGGAGCCATCGTTCAAGGCAGACCGGAAGACGTTGCAGTAATCCAAGTCGGAAAGACTGCAGATTTTGCTACGGCTGCACAGATGGCTCAAAATATAGAGAGAAGAATGTTAGATGCTTTCCTTGTTATGAACGTAAGGCAAGCAGAGAGAGTTACAGCAGAAGAGGTACGCCTTACTCAGCTAGAACTAGAACAACAACTCGGCGGAATATTTTCTTTGCTTACAGTTGAGTTCCTAATACCTTACCTCAGTAGAACTCTATTAGTTTTACAAAGATCAAATCAAATACCAAAACTTCCAAAGGATATTGTTAGACCAACTATTGTAGCTGGAGTTAATGCTCTAGGTAGAGGTCAGGATAGAGAAAGTTTGACTCAGTTCATAGGAACCATAGCTCAAACTCTTGGACCCGAAGCTCTTCTGCAATACATAAACCCGTCTGAAGCAATCAAACGTTTGGCAGCATCTCAAGGTATTGATGTTCTGAATCTAGTTAAGACAGAAGAACAACTACAACAAGAGATGCAAGAGGCTCAACAGCAACAGATGCAACAGTCAATGGTTGACCAAGCAGGACAGATGGCATCAAGCCCGATGGCTGATCCATCTAAAAACCCAGCACTAGCACCTGAAGAAGAAGAAGCACCACCACAAGAACAAGATGCCTGAAACATTAACAATAGATAACACACCTGAATCTGAGGTTCTGTCTGCTGAAGAGCAGGATTCCCTACAGGTAGGTGAGAAGCTAGTAGCCGAACAAGAAGGGCTACTGGCTGGTAAGTATAAAAATGAGAAAGAATTAGAAAGTGCTTACCTTGAATTACAAAAAAAATTAGGAGATAATGATGGCGTACAAGAAGACACAGAAGCCACCAAAGAAGAAGTAAAAGAAGACGAACCAGAGAAAGCTGAGAGTACTCCAGCAGTGGCTTTATTAACTGAAGCTAGTGAAGAGTACTACGCTAATGACAACAAACTATCTAAGGAAACTATTGATAAGTTTTCTGAGATGAGTAGTCAAGATCTGGTTAGTGCATACTTAGAGATGCAAAAGAATGCTCCGAAACCTTCTGAACAAACTGAACGTGATGTATCAGAATCTCAGATTAATAAGATACAAAACTCAGTAGGTGGTGAAGCACAGTACGGAAAGCTTATGCAATGGGCTTCAGATAATTTACCTAAAAATCAGATAGATGCTTTCGATAGTTTAGTAGGTACAGGTAATGCTGATTCTATACAGCTAGGCGTGATGGCTTTGAAATCTGAATACGATAAAGCTAATGGCTTTGAAGGCAGGATGCTCTCGGGCAAGAAGGCTGATACCAAAGGTGATGTGTTTAGAAGTCAAGCTGAGTTAGTCCAAGCAATGAACGACCCTAAGTATGAGAACGACCCTGCATATAGAGCAGACATCATAGCAAAACTAGATAGATCGGATGTGAATTTCTAATGACTAAAGATAGTTACAAAAACTTTGGCACAATGGTCAAAGAGTTCGGCAGCAACTTTAAAAAAATAAAAGAAGCAGCCAAAAAGAAACAAGAATTTTTAGATAAACATAAATGAAACTTTGCATATTAGGAGGAGGGTTAGCAGGCTTTAGTACTGCTGCTATCCTCAGTAAATATGCTAGTGATCTAGAGATTAAACTTATACATAATCCATCCAAGCAAGCACTCGCTGTAGGAGAGAGCACTCAGTTACCAATAAGAAAGCTCTTTGAATTTCTTGAAATACAAGAGAGTGAATGGATGAGAGAATGTGATGCTACTTACAAACTTGGAGTTAGGTTCCAAGACTTTAACTTTGGAACCTATTACTTTAATCCTTTTGGAAAGAGTCATGTAGACCCTAACGAGTGGTTCATAGCTAAGGACTTATGTAATCTCACTCCAGATCAATCAGCATTCTTTCTCAATCCAGACCAAGCATCACTGCTTCACTACAACAAGATAAGAGATAATGTTACTCACTCGTATCATTTCAATGCTACTAAGTTAAGCAACTACCTTGAAAACTTCGCCAGAAAAAATGGTGTAGAGATAGTTAAAGATAACTATAGAGATGCTATACAAGATGAGCGAGGAACTATACGAACACTACTTTGTAACGAGGGAACTCATTACGCAGATTATTTTGTTGACTGTACAGGGTTTAAATCATTACTTATTGGAAATAGAATGGGAGCTGAATGGCTCTCGTACTCTGAAACTTTACTAAACGATACAGTATTTAAAGCAGAGATTCCTTACAAGAATAAAGATACAGAGTTACTTAACTACACTGACTCCGTAGCATTGAAGAATGGCTGGTGTTTTGATATACCACTATGGACACATAGGTCCGTAGGTTATGTTCACTCCAGTAATTTTGATACAAGTAAATCAATACAAGATGAGTTCTTCAAACTATATGGGGAACTAGATTATCAAGAGATTAGATTTAAAACAGGAAGATACAAAGAAGGATGGATTAATAACGTGATCGCGGTAGGGGCATCATACGGTTTTACTGAACCCCTAGAAGCCACTAATATTTCAGCTACATTACACAGTATTTTTTCACTAGCCGAAGGACTATCTAAAAGAAACTTGAGAGTAACTCAGGTAGACAGAGATATGTATAACGTAAGAAATGCTGAGACATTGGACAAGTTTAGATTCTTTGTTGAACAGCATTACATACTCTCGCTTCGTGATGATAGTAACTACTGGAGATATATAGCTGACGATATTAATTGGAACTACCAGACCGCATCAGATTTAAATTATCAAAACTTTCTGAAGGAAGTATATGAGAAGAGGAGATATGGTGATGAAGATTTATCAGCTCTCTCTGTAGCTGCTGGTCAAGACTTCTCCTGTTTATCTAAAGATCAAATTGCAAACTTTGAATTTAAAATAGATAACTTTTACAGGGATGTAAACACACATATCGAACACGCTTCTCAAGAGAAAACTTCTTACCAATATTTAAACCAAAAAATTTATAAATGACACCACAAAACATTTACGCAAACGAAACACCCCCAAGACTTATGTCACATAACGCAGATTGCGATGGCAATCATTCACACAACCCTATTATGACACCAGAAGCAGAAAGATTTAATGGCTGGATGGCTATGCTCGGATTCTCAGCAGCCCTTGGCGCATACGTAACAACAGGACAAATTATCCCCGGCATATTTTAATGGCTGCAATATCAGTAACCACAGAAAATAATACTAATTGGGAAAAGTTTTGTAACTGGGTAACAAGCACAGACAACCGCCTATACGTAGGTTGGTTTGGAGTGCTAATGATACCTTGCTTACTAGCTGCAACCACATGTTTTATACTCGCCTTCATCGCAGCACCGCCTGTCGATATAGATGGCATACGTGAACCAGTTTCCGGTTCTTTACTATATGGAAACAACATAATATCAGGAGCAGTCGTCCCCTCCTCGAACGCAATCGGACTACATTTTTACCCGATCTGGGAAGCTGCTACTTTGGACGAGTGGCTATATAATGGCGGACCATATCAACTCGTTGTCTTTCACTTCTTAATAGGAGTAGCCGCATATGCTGGCAGACAATGGGAACTATCTTACCGACTAGGTATGAGACCTTGGATCTTTGTAGCTTACACAGCTCCTCTCTCAGCAGCACTAGCGGTTTTTCTCGTCTACCCTTTCGGACAA